GCATTAAATCCAGATTTTGTTATTGATGAGATTGCAATAGTATCTCCTGTTTGAATATTTACTATATTTGCATTGACTATTGGTACAAATCCATTTACTCCTCCAATAGTTACACTAACTCCAGTAAAGAATTTATTTGGAAATGTAACTGCCTTTTGTGCAGTGCCACTCGCAATCTGACTCGTTGGAAATTGAGTACTAGATGTCATAAACATTTTAAAACCAAGTTCGGTTACACAAATATTTGATGTTGTATTTGAAGAACTTAAAACTACTTTAAATTTAAATCCTCTTGCCTTAAGAAGGGTTTTACCAAATTCTTGGAAAGCACTAAATGTAGCTGATCCACTATTAGGATCATCATTTGTTGTACTAACAAAAATCTTTGCATCTACATCAGAAACTGCTGAACCAGTAGAAACATTAAATCCAGTAGCAGATAATCTCCTTTCAATTAACACATCATGAATTTCTTCTAAATCTAAAACATTATTAAATTCATATTCACCACTAGCTAATACATCATTCGGGAAATCCCAACTCACAAGATTATCTACATTAGAAACAGAATCCCAAAGTATATTGCCTTTTAAAACGATACCAGTTAAAGGAATTGGATAATTTGGTGGATTGTATTTTTCTAAATTACTAAAAGTACCTTGAAATGTAGGATTATCTGTGTCTTCCTTTCTATCTAATATTAAAGTATGATTTCCAGTAATAGCAGTAAGTACAACACTAGCTGGATTCGCACTTTGTTTGCCTGCTATATTTTCAAAAACAACAAAATATTTTCCTGTAATAGCTGGTACGTTTGCACTTGTAGAATTACCAGCGACTGTTAACAATGAAACAGCATCAGCAAAAGTAGCATTTGTTTTTGTACTATGTTTTATTACTACAGATCCACCTGATATGACATCTATAGAAGTTGATTGTGTCCAGTTTAATAATGCTTGCGTACTACTTACTTGAGTAATTTGTAAATTAGTAACATCATCTGGCACTGATGTATTACCTACAGAATTAAATGTTAAATCACTTGAAGTAGCAGATAATTGTCCACGTACATTATATGAAAATACCTGTATCTCATATTTGCCTTTTCGATTATTTAAAATTTCAAAATCTGGTCTTGAAACTTTTTCACTAATAAAATTATTATTCTCATAACGATAATTTACTTGATATTCAAAGACACCAATAATAGGTTGCCAAGAGATAATTATTTTTGATGACGCTTGATTATTTATATTTATCATTTTTTCAACAGCAACTAAATTTGATGGCGGATCTGTTAATTGATCAAGATTAGTAACATCTCTTGCTGGAATTGATAAATTATTTTCTATAAAATTATATTTTTCATTTACATAAGACAAAGCAGTAATTTTATAATTAATACCATCTTCTTCCTCTACATTGATCACTCTAAATAATTGTGCTTTTACTGTAGTATTTTCAAGTAACCAAACAGTATTAACATTTGGAGTTTGAGAATATGCAGAACTTACAGTTATTGTTCCGCCTGAGATTGATGAAATTGACCTGCTTTCAAAAGTTCCATTAGGTAAAATCAAACCTAAAGTAGCATTATTAGCAGTCGTAAGATCTGTTGCACTTGTATCGTCTACAGTTACAACAGTTGTTGAAGTAACAGATTTTAATCTACCTCCTCTTCTAACTCCTGCTCTTACAGGATCATTTATTTCTATAACAGCTCCAGGTCTAACTATTGCACCAGAATCAATTGAGGTTGTAAATGTACAGATTTCAGTTTCATTAGCTTCACTAAAGAGTATTGCACGACCCAATCTTGCAGCTTGACCTCTAGAAGTGCATGCAAAACCTTTGACCTGTTTTACGATATGACCAATTTTGTTTATCAAAGCAGTATCTTCTACGACCTCATAATCTATTTCTCTACTATCCATATTGAAATAAGATACAGATACGACACTTGATCTTGTCTTAGCACTGCTGCCAGAATAACTAAAACCTTTTTCACCTACATTTGATAAATTAAATAAATAACTTGCATCTGTTGGTTTATCTTGTGTAATTGTGATTGATCCAGCAGACCATATGGGCATACAACGCATTACACCTGCAAGGTCATTTATAAGATCAAAAGCTTCACTAGGAGATTGAATATTGACATTGCAACTAAATCTAGCTTCCTGTCCTCCTCTCCCATCACTAACAAGAGTATTTGCAAACTTACTTGCATTAACAAAGGAAAATAAATCTAAACTACTATCTGTTATATGATCTCCAAATCCATATCTTGTATTAGTTAGTAAATCAAGTAAACACATCGCTGGACAATTAGTATAAACTGCTGCACCCATCACTCCGTTAAAAATATATCCACTGGGATAAACTATTCTTCCTGTTGCACTATCAACTCCAGGTGTTCCTGAACCAGATGCACCTGCACCTGGTATTCTCACTTTTATGCCCCTAATTCTAAATATTCTTGAAGGTATAGAACTAAACTCTTGAGCATCTATTCTTAGGGCAGTATAAGCACTGTTGTTATACCTAAAAGACTGATCTATTACTTCTGTAAAACTTGTAAATTGAAATGCATCAACTAAACCACTGTCAGTGCTATCGGCTGTAACTCTTATAACTCTAATATCAACAGGAAAAGATCCTGTGATATTGACTCTATAATCTTTTTGGTATGGGTCTGCTGTACGACCTGTGATTGTATCCTGTATTACATCAGTAAAACCACCTGAATTATATTGAACAGCAATTTTTAGTTCAACAGAAGAACCTAAAACATCTCCCTGATCAGTTATTTTTTGCAACTGCGGAAATGTTATTGAAACTCTAATTGCATCTACATTCGTATTTGTTATTTGTCTTGTTACTGGTGTCGATGCTGTAACAGTTACACCTACAGAAGATGTAGATTGACTGCTTTTTATCCCAGGAATAGGTGTTTGAGGTGATATTCCAACTCTAAATTTAAAATTACCAGAAATATCATCACCATCTTTAAAACCAGTAAAATTAAAATCTGAAGATGAAGGTGAAGATGCAGATGCAGACGATTTTAGTATAGGAGTATTATTCAAAAAAATATCTTTTAAAAACGAATTGCGATATTCCTGTGAACTTTTATTTGTAAAACCATCTTTTGATGCAGTTGCACTACCTTCAATTTCACCTTCAGAAAAAAGATCAAGAATAGTTGCAAACTGCCTACTATGTAAGGTGTCTGGAGTTCTTGTCGGTGTTCTTCCTCCTCCACCTTTTCTACCTCCTCCACCTCCAGCTCCCGTAATCCCTAAACCTAAACCAGCATTATGAACTCTTATATTATTTGCAATAAAAGTATGTTGATTCTCAACATTTAAATTGTAAACAGTTTTATATCCAATTTTTTTCTTTGAATTAAATGGTACTAAATGATTATTTTGGTTAACGGCACAATCATCTTTATCTAAAGTTCCAACACCTACAAAAGCATTAAATTGATTTAAAATCCAATGATTTGGTGTCGCAATAAAACTACTTCCACCCCAAAAATTGTATTCCCATACCTCTTCGTTTTCATGTTTAAAAACCTCTAAAACTTTTGCTTGATAAATTTCACCTTTGTCGTCAAAACTTAAAACAAAATCTCCTTTTTTAATTTCGTTGATTTTTTTATAGCCAAAAGGTGTAGAAACTTTAGTATCACCTGTAAAACAACCACCACCTCCAGCACCTCTAATAATTTTATTATCTTTTGTCATTTCACTACCTGCTCTGTATCAACACCTGCACTTATTACAACACTTCCTGTAAATATTTCACCATAAACTATAGGAACGGGTGTTCCTGCCCTACTGGTTTGCTGTGTTCCAGAAAAACTATACGATAATCTAGGATCTTGTTCATTTGAAAAATCTGCTTGCTTTGGTTGGGGAAATAACATCTGTGAAACACCTTGTAATACTAAAGCCATACCTAAATTCTTAAGAAATGGAGCAAAGAAAAGTCCACCTGTAGCAAATCCTATACCAAGTAAAACTGCACCAGTGATAAATCTTCCTACTCCTCCACCTGCACCAATAATCACAGGAATAAAATGTATATCTTCTTGTCCTATGGGATAATCTAATTCTGATTCATCTATTTCATAATTACCAATCTTAACTTGATAAAATTTTGGATTCATAAATTTATCTATACCTTCAAAATTATTAATTAAAAAACTTACAGCTTTTGCAAGACTATCTACTTGCACTTGAAATTCTGTATGACCAACAAATTCAGCAAGTTCTCCATAAAGTTTTATTTTACGCATCATAACGATACCTTTTGCCAGTACATTTTAATAACCATTCAGAATATGGTTCTCTACAAGATAGTCTATCTGCTAAGTGATGTAAAACCATCTCTCCTAAAAAAATAGCTACATGATTTAAAGTTGGATACATTATTGACATTAATAATACATCTCCCTCTTCAAGACTTTCATTATTATTTAATTCTCTAAAACCAGTTTGTGAAGCATAAGATTCAAACAAAGGATTTTCTAAAAATTCTAAAGGAGTCATATTTCTTTCATAATCTTTTAAAATAATATTTCTTTCTTCTTTATACCAATCCACAACTAAACTCCAACAATCAGTAACACCAAAAACCCATTTACGTCCTAATAAAGGTGCTTTGTATCCACAAGGTTCATAATATCCCCATTTTTCAGTCTTCGGATTCACAATATGCCAGGGAAGTTTTGTGCGTTCACAACATAATTTATCTGCTTGACTAGGTTCTGGTGGAGTTACAGGATGAGAATGAACAATAGCAATAACATCTCCTTTACTAGATGCTTTAACATAATCAATTGGATCAAGAATAAAAGTCTGATATGGGCTTAAAGATAAATTATTGCAAGAAATATATTTTTCTTTCCCTTTTATATTTACTAATAATCCAACAGATTCTTTAGGATCTTGCTCTTTGGCATGAGACAATGCAACCTCTTTCCAATTCATACGTTGATCGTACCAATAGAAGGAAACTCTTCTCTAGTACATTGTCTTTTTGGCCCACGAATACCCGCCATGTCTAATACTGATGCAAGTTCAAATTGAACTATTTCTCTGTTTTCTATAGATTTACGATCAATTACATAAATTTCTTGTGGAAACTCTGCTGTTGGATCAGGTGTTCCGTAAGGATTAATATTGCCAGGGAAATTAAATATATCTAAAAATTTAGCAAGAGTTCTTATACGAACAACAGTTGCACCTGTCAGATCATTACCAATAGTTGTTTGATTAACATTTAACAAGATAGATGTAATTGTTCCAAGTGCGTTACTAACAGTCAAAGTCGGTCTAGGTAATTGCCCTCTTTGAAAAGCAAAACCTTCTGCTTTTATTGGAAAACGTTGATACGCATTTTCCTGCCAGATTACTTCTCCGTTATCTTTTAAACTTGTACCGTTATGAAATCTATAAGTAGTAGCAGATCCATGCAATGCAACTGTAGTTGTTAAAGTAAAAAGTTCAATAATCGAGGAAGGATTTATATTTTGTAAATCATCTATGATATTTGCAGTACTCATGGCTCAAATACCTCTCTAAATGTCGCCTGTACTGTTGCACGGTTATTATAAGGAATAGATTTAGTCCAAGACTCACAAACATATTTACCCGCACCAGATAATGTAATAGAAACATTTCCAGTTGTTGTAGCACTAGAAGCTGCTGTTACTGTAAAAGTATTAGAACCCACAACAGAAGCGACAAGAAACGTACCATCCGTAGCAGATCCAGAAGTATAATCTATTGTTAATTCATCACCTAAAGCAACACCATGATTTGTAATAGTAATAGTAACTGTAGTACCTGATTGTGAGTATGTTCCTGTCTTAATAAAACCTTCACCTCCTGGAGTAAAATCAAAACTGGCATTATCATTCGCCCTGCTATCTAAAAATGCCTCTATAACATCTGCTTCGGTTTCAGACACATTAAAAGTTAAATCATAAACCTTTGGATTTTGATGTGGTACAAGTCCAAATAAAATTCTATGTTCAAATCCATCAGCGAAACGTACTGTTCTAGTTTTAGGTTGTGATTTCTTTTGTTGCCCGTATGTTGGGCTAATTGATGGGAAAGTAGCCATTATGCAAGTAAACCTCCAGGACGTTTTTGTTTAACAAGCTCAGATTCAATCGCTGCCGATAAAGCCAGCCCAAGCTGCCTACCTTCTGAATCATCACCTTCAACAGATGAACCTGATGCATCAACATTTACAACTATATTAGTACTACCACCTAGAGCATTATTTGGTGTAACCATACCACTTACACCAGGAGTAAACATTTCTGGACCTTTTTCTCCAACAATATAAGATCTTCCTCCTTTAGCTGGTCCGCCTGAATGTAAAAGTCCTCCAAAAATAGTTCCTAATAAACCACCACCAGAAAATAAACTGCCTCCAACATTGCCAAATAAAGCCATATTCAAGAAAGCATCTGCCATCTTATTTAATATGTTTCTAAAAGCATCATTTAAGCTATTTGCTCCAGTTATTAAACCTTTAATAGCAGTGCTCATTTCTGTAGCTAATAAAGTGTTAATTTCTTGAGTTAAACGTTTTTGCTCTAATAAACCATCACTTCTTAATTTGTTATTACGTTGAATTTTAAAACCCTCTTCATCAAATAGAGCTAATTGTTCTTTATTAAAACCTAATGTTGCTTCAGCTAAAGCGATTTCATATTCAGTTCCAGAAAGTTTAACTAAATTTAGTTGATGTTGTAACTTTAAATTTTCTGTAACAGAATTAGCATTTTCTTTAAGTTTTTTAATTCTTTTAGCTTCTTGATCAGCAAGTTTCTTGTCTTTTTCTATTTGATCATCCAGTGCTTTTTTTTGTTTTTCTAGAAATTTCTGTAATTCTTTTTTATCTTTTAATTTTGCTGCCTGTATATCTTTGTCAAGTTCATTAATCTTACGTGTTGCATTTAATTCAGCTATTTTTTTCTTGCCTTCATGGTTTCCTGCTTTTTCTATCGCTAGTAATTTTTCACTTTCAATAATTGCCTCCTTAATCTTCACGACATCTGCATCTAAAAGGCTTCCACTGGATTTTTGTAAAGCTATTCTTTCTTTTAAAATATTTATCTCAAACTGTGAGAAGTCTTTTTCAGATCCTGATGATCCTAATGAATTTAAATCAATTTCTGATTTAAAAGCTTTTTTATTAAGTTCTCTCATTCTTTGAATTATTTGATTTTCAAAATCTGCAACTGCTTTAAAATCAGGGGCACTACCACTTAAAAAGAATCCTTTGCTTGCTTGTGTTCTTTTTTTAAATAAATCTTGAATAATAGTGTCATCTGATCTTTTGGCTTGTTTAAATAAATTTGCTTTTTCTAATGCATTAGTTAAAGTTTGCAAAAAACCTATAGAATTTATAAGTTCAGCTACCGCAACCTGCATTAAAGTCATAGCTTTAGCAAACTCATTACCTAACTTCACGCTATCTTCTCCAAAAGTTTTAAGTGAATTAATTCCATCTTTACCTATTAACAAAGTAAGTTGACCTGTTGCAATTTCTAAAGCCTTTGTTTCTTCTCCAGCCTCTTTCAACTTAGAAATCAACTCACCTGTTTTTGTCCCTTGTAAACCTAATGATTTTACTAACAAGTCTAAATCAGGGTTTATAGGATCTAAAGCTAAACCTAAATCTTTAACACCATTTGTAAATTCCGATAACTTACTAACTAAAGCAGTAACAGCAATAGAACCAGCAAAACCACCTCCAGGACTTATAGCTTCACCAATACCACCACCTAATGCACCTCCGATAGCTTGTGCTGGACCACCACCAAATAACAAAGGAAAACCACCTCCAATAAAAGCACTTTGAGCAATACGGCTACCTCTTCTTTGTAATTTTTCTTGCATTGTTAAATTCTTTTGAGTCTCAATATTTATTTGTTTTGCAAGTTGAAATTCTTGTTTTTTTATTTTTACACCAGCTTGTTTTAAATCATTAAGTAATTTTTCTTTTTGAGTTTTATTTAAAGTTGAAGATTTTATTCTTTCTTCTATATTTGCAGTTTGTTGTAAAAGAGCATTAGTTTTATCTAATATAGATTTTCTTTTCTTTTCATTTTCTAATTCATCTTTCTTTGCTTTTCTTTTTGAAGGAGAACCAGTAAGTTTATTAATCTTTTTTTCTATAGACGCATTTTTTTCTAATTGTCTTCCTATAGCTTCATTAATATCTTTAAATTCTTGTGAATTTACATTAACAACCTCCAACATACTATTAAGCATGGACATTGCATTTCTACCTGCAAGTATTGTTTTAGGAAACTTTTCAATTTCTTTTATTGTTTCACCAACATTTCCTAGAATTAATCCTTTATTTCTTCTCTTATCAGTAGCATTAGCGAAAGCTGTAGCTTCCATTGTTAATTTTTTAAAGTCTCCAGCAAGTATCGCAGTGGCAGCTCTTTGTCTTTCTGTTGCAGTAGTGGCATCATTAAATGCTTTTTTAATTAAAGAAACCTGTTCAGTAACTGATGAAATTTTAGAGCCAAACGCACTTAAACCTGCACCTTGATTAAATTTATCTACTAGCTTTAGCCCTTCTTCAATTTCTTTATTAAGTTTTTCAAATGCTTTTTGAGCTGCTGAAGTTTTTGGTTTTAAATCCTTATTATTTAATCTATCAATAGTCTTTTCTAATTTTCCTATCTTTTTAAGAGACTCGTTTAGTTTAGTCTCTACTGTTTTAATTCTTAAGGTTATATCCTTTTGTGTCATTTACACTGAAACAAACAAGCTTTTACTTTATTCTACCTTGCTTTATGCATAACGCTTCTATTTTGAACTTTATCCATTTCTTTTTTTTCTTGTTCGTTTTTTAACTCAAAAAATGCAGCCCAACCTATCATTTCCTCAACAGTTAATGTTTGACATAATTCACCAACAGATTTTTTTAATTCATTTGCTAATGAGTATATAAACATCCAATCAGGATTCGCTTTTTAAATCGGCTTTTGCCTCTTTAACCTCCTTATCTGATCCAGTTTCTACCATTGCCAATTGAATATCTTGCAACACAGAAGCAGCTACTTCTCTCCTTAAAAATACTTTATCGCCATCTGCAAATAATCTTTTACCTTCTTTGTCTAAAGCTTTTTCTATCATTAATTGCAAAGCAAAATCACTAGTGTCATCAGTATTACTTTTTTTCTGTATCATTTCACGTTCTGCAATAGTCAATGGATGCCAATAAACAGTAAGTAAAATTTCATCATTTTTCTTTAAGTCAAATTTATAAAGTTGGCTAACACCAAATTTACTCTTAAGTAGGTCAACTGCTCTTGTCATAATATTAGATAGCTATATGAATTATATCAGCTATTTGCAAAAAAGGCACAAGATATTATTCCAAGAAAATGAGAACGATCTTCTATCTCTACAGGAGTAGGTCCATTTATTTCTCCTAATCTTGGTGAACAAGAAAATGGATCTGAGTAATTAGCAGCATTAATTGAGCTTAACCCATCAATTACTGCTTCACTTAGAGTTGATAAAACAGAAGAACCTTTACTCTTTGGTACATAAATATTGCATTGAATTGCACCAGAATAATAATCTGATGCAGCACCTTGATTTTGTATGGTTGACTGAGAAAAAGTAATAGACGTTGTTATAAATTTTTTATTTTTACCAGGAGTAGTATAATTTACATTATCGTAAATCATAAGAACAGTATTATCTGCTGCTATAACTGAATCAGTAATCACCTTTTCAAAAGCTGCTCTTACATTAACTAAAGTCATAATTTTTTATATTTAGAACCTAGAGCTGAAGCATTTCGACCACCTTTAGTGCCTTTGAATAATACTTGTGATCCAGCTACTCTTACGTCAGGGAAATTCATGTTTCTACCAAATACAAAATCAACTACTTTTTCTACTTCAGCTAGATAAGGAACAATAGTACTATTTTGTGAACCTAAAGCATACCTAGCATAATTTGCACGATTTCCAATAAAAACGGTTTCTCCAAACTTAAATGTTTTATCGAGTGGATATCTTGGTTCAATTTTTGGACTAACTTTAAGACCTTGACTTTTTTGTTTTTTTATTTCTAACCACGGAGATTGTATGTCTTGATCTGCTGGAGGCCTATAAGTATTTGCTTGCCAACTGGAAGCAAAAAAACCAGTATATTGAGGACTTTCTGCTGGTAAATCTGCAAGTATAGTTGATATTAAATTATTAAATTGTGTATTAAGTGTTCTTCTTGTTTCTTTTCTTATAGAGTCTGTAATAGGAGTTTTGCTCATTAGAACCTCACTAATAAAGTAAATAAATAAGTTTGACCACCTTTTTTTGTGTCAATATCGACTATTTGTGCAGTTCTTGTACTACCTGCATAATTTAATATTATTTCATCTTCAAAGGTTGGTTGATTATTACCTATTAAATTAGGTGTTATGTATATTTTTGCTTGTCTTATTTCTTTAGCTAAATCCTCTTCTGATTTAATAAATTCTATTGGAACTTTTATGTCAGCAAAGGTTGTATCAGTTGTAGTATAAGCACCAGTACTTGTGTTATAGCTGCCAGAAGCTTTTCTTGTGTAAGTAATAGTCGTATCTAAAGAGCTACCAAGTTCTGCTACCACTTTTTGTGCAACACTTTTAAATAATGAATCTAGTTGTCCTGCCATTATCCTCTAACCACTCTCATTTGAAAACTTCCTGCTCCTCCTAGTATATACGCACCCATGTAACTTTGAAGCCAGGGGTAAACATCAAAAATATTATTAATACTACCAGTTCCCTGACTAGATAAATTGTATTTAACTTGAATATCACCTAACCTTACTTCTGAAAAATTGCCATCTTTACCTGTAGTACCAGTTATTGCACCTGTATCATTAGCCAAAGCTCTTGCCAGTTCAAACTGTGCAAACTTAATATTATTAGGTATTAAACTGCAAGATAATTCAACTCCATCTACTTCATAATTATTTCTTGGAAATTTTAAAGCTTGTCCATCATCACATCTATCTCCAAGAAAAACAAAACTATCAATCCATCTGGTAGCTGATATGAGTGATCTATTCTTTTGATCATCTGTCTTATTTGTCCAAGTAGAAGAATCAGGAACGGTTTCAAAGTAGCTGTTAGCTTCAGCCAAAGTGACATAGCTATTAGCATTAGCATCTTTTATGGTTGCATTTATGGTAGCTGCCACGATAAATAATTTATTTTAGTTTTATTGTAGCGTAAAGAAAAAACCCCACCAATAATTGATGAGGTTTCGTTATGACCGACAATAATAATCTTACGATTATAAAGTGCTGGTATCAAGTGGTGAGTTAACTGTTAACTGAACGATGGGGATTAAATCTACATCGTATGTTGCAGCCCACTTAGCTTTTGCTCCTAAGTTGGAGTTTGTTGGGTTGTCAGCAGCGTCATTCCACTTAGTACCCATAATGTGATAAGTGCTGTGATAATCAACAGATAATACATCTTGCTTAGAAAGAATATTTCTTTCAGCTTCAATATTAAGATCTTGCTGAACACCTTCAAGAATTGTGCCTGACTTAAGTAAGTAGCAGTAAAACTCGATTTGATGACCTGAAGAACCTGGCTGAACAGAATTAACAGAAGAATCAACAACTACGTTCATTCCTGCAAATTGTCCAACACTTCTTTCGTCAATGCCAACACCACCGCCACCCCATTGGATGCCAGTACCAGTTGATAATGCAGAAGTAGAGAATGTCAACATACCAACCTGATATAGGTAGTAAGCAACAGATGGATGAACTACGATTGTATCTAATTCTTCACCTCTTTCTCCAAGAAGATTACGTCCTTTAGCAACTGCTGATGCAGTTAGGAAGTTTGTTTCAGTAGCACTTGTACCAGCTTTTGCTAAATCAAGAGCGTTAGCTGATAATGCTGTACCAAATAAACCATGAAGTTGGTAGAACAAACGTGTTGAGTTATTCTTGTTGATTGCATCTGCAAGCTGATTACGGATATGACCCATTGGATCTTCACCAGCAGCTAACTTAGCAATATCATCCACAGCGTATGCAAAACCTCTATGACAGATAGTTGCGATCTGTGTTCCTGTACCAATTTTTTGTGGTGTTAAGAAACCAGCATTACCAGTACCCCAAGTTGCTGTACCATCTAAGATCTCCTCAGTTGGAGCAATTGGGTTAAATTCTGGAACTTGTATTCTTGTTCCACCTTCTCTTGAATCGAGAAGTGCGTTACGAACCACAGCACCACTTCTTATGAAGGCACTACGTTCTTTTACGGCTTCAGATACATAAGCACTGAAATTATTTCTCTTTACGATATCCGCTAATAGGACACCGCCAGAGTAATTCTGTAGCGGAGCAGCCATCAGAAATCCTTTTTTGTTGTTTGCGATCCCCTAGTCACGGACAAGGGCATTAGTCTCACGGAAACTAATTAATTTTGTTGAGCCTCTCTCTTGAGCACTGCTGCAAGTTCAGGGTTCTGATCTGATAGTAGCATTTGTTGAGTCACATTGCCTGTTTTCCAGGGGTTATCAGTGCCTCCAGAAACATTTGCTATTGGACTAGGTTTAGCTCCCATTCCAGCAGCAGTACTTGGCTTAAAATGATGCTCCCAACCACTACCAGGATTTTTAAGACTTGTGAGATAACTAGTTAAATCTTGTTCAACTCCACCATTTAGAATAACTACTTTGCCTTCTGCATTTTTTTGTAATTTATCCTGTAATAAAGATAAAGTCTGCTCTGCATTTATAGCTCCAAGATTACTTATAGCTGAAAGTGCAGTTGTTTTTGTAGAAGCAACTTCATTAGAAGTTCTCATGTCTTCTAACTGTTGAGATAAAGTAGAAATCTGCTGTTCTTTCTCTTGGTTAGTTTTATTTGCTTCTTCCCAAAGAGTTTTCCATTGACCTTGATCTTCTAACTCTTGTTTTCGTTTGTCTTCTTTTTGTTTGTAAACTTCATCGAGTTTACCTTTAATACCTTTAAATTTTTCTTCACCATCAGCAACTTGTTTTTTAAGTGCAGTTAATTGTTCTTCATACTGTTGTTTAACAGAATCAAGATTTGGTGCTTCAGGTTGTGAAGGAGTGTCAGTCACGGACTGTTCAGTACTGGTCACAGACTCAGGCTGAATTACTTTTTCTTCCATACTTATGCTTCAGTTGTTTCGGTTGTAGTGGTTTTCTTTTTTGATTTTGTTGTAGTTGTTTTTGTTTCACCAGAAAGTGCTTCTGCTGTGGGATGCTCAACTACTTCCCATTTGTAAGATCCATCAGATTGAAGAACCCTATCTACTGATCCAGGCATAAATTTTTTATGTACTTAGCTATCAGTTTATCAAATTATTCAGATTTGACCTCATTTGCTGTTGGAAGAACTTCACCTTGAACTAAAATATCTCTAAATTCTTCTCTATCTATTACCTGTTGATCAAATAAGGAAGTCAACGCTGTAATATCCTGTCCAATTAATCTTTCAATATCAAAATCTCTACTAATTTTTACTTCTGGTGGTTCAATACCTACATATTGAGCAGATAAATTAAAAGATTTTTGAAGTTTCTGTTCTAATTCCATAGATACCATTGCAAGCATTGAATTTGTATCAACACGATCTAAGCGTCTAGCATCTGCTGATTCTGCTACAAACTTTTGTTGTGATAACGTACTGATACCTAGCGTAGCCATTTGCATCTGTAGTTCCTTAATTTCAGCAGATTGAGCATCAAAAGCACTAGAAGCTGGTTCTACATAATAAATTTTATTTCCAGGTTGTGTTGCCATTGCATAGTTGACAGAAATAGCAATATCTTTTGTTTGATCATCATATCCCTCCATTACAAGCATGGGTTGAGATGCAACATGTAAACTATGCATTAAATCTGCTTGCCTTTGATAATGTGCAATATTTAAATGTGCAATATCTAATAAAGGTGGTTTGCTAACTAAATTATCTACTTTACCGCTATAAATTGTTACTAAAGGAACTTCACCTAATGAAAATTCTCCAGATTCAACTTGTTTATAATTTTCATCAGCAGTACCACTTGTAAAATCACCAGAATAACTTCCATCATCCATGTCATACATATCTTCAGTTTGCGATGTCTTTCTAAATAATCTATATCTACCTGGTTCTATAACTCTTACTTGATCAAATACCTTTTCTCCAAACTCTCCATCTGGCAAAACAGCTTTCTCTGCAATCCTAGCCTGTATTAATTTTCCATAATTTGATTCTCTATCTAATCTCCAGCCATAAAGATTAGTTGGATCAACTTCTATCCAATAAGGTCTGCGATCCTGTGCTCTTTCTTCAGCTAAACTTCTTGCTCCAGAAGGTGCAGGATAATCTACTAAAATATGACTTTGACCATAAGTAAGAGAACACATAAGAACTCTTCTTGCATATTCATCTAAATCTGACCCACAACCATCAACATCCATTTTAAACATATCAGTCCAATATGGATCTCCAATTAATGTTATTGGTTTTCTTAAAACTAACCCTGTAGCTGCTCTTAATAATCTTTGAGTAAACGGTGAGAATACTGATCTTTGTACTCTTGATGCGTATGCACTGAAATCTTCTCTAGGTTCTATGGGCAAAAATATTTCACTGTTATCTCTTAAATAATCTGTTCCTTCTGTAACAGCTTTCATTATTTCCCAACCTTGAAGCATATCCAATACTGCTCTAGTTCTAGTAAAAGGACTATCTACACCACCAATAGTATTTGATGATGTGATTGTTGTTCTAAGTGGACCTGGAATTGAATAAGTCATTTCAACATCTCCATCGTTTTAATGCTAACGCTTTTCTTGTAGGCCTACCCTTTTTATCCTTTAATGGTCCAGGCATCCCAGACATTCTTGCACAAAAACTCTTTCTTCTTGCTTTTTCTTTTGGTGTTAAATTCTTTTTCTTAGTAACAGGTGCTTTTAAATTACTTCCAGTTGCAGCATTATATTTCTTTCGACCTTTAGCAGTCAGCCCACCTTTCTTAGACTTTTCACCTCTTCCTATTGATAAACTGACTCCTTTCTTTCGTGGCATTATTTTCCTACTTTAGCTTGTGCCTTTTTATGGGCTTGAGTAAAAGTATCTCCTGCTCTCATACGTATTTTCATAAACTCCATGTGTTTGTCACTATGGTGTTCAGAATGTTCTTTTAATTTATTTTTTTGACGAGTAGTTAACTTCATTTCTTTTTCCTCTTTTTTTTCTTGGTACGTAATTTCTTTAAATCAGCAGCCGTAATCTTATCTCTTGGAGGTGCAACAGCAGCAAGCTTACGTTGCTTTGCAGAATAAGATGTTTTAGGCATTAGATATCAAATGCAGTTACAGGACCACTCATTTGAAAGCTCAAAGAAATAGTTTCGATATCACCAGTAGTTGCAGTTACAGAAGCACCTGTAACAATTCCATTAAATTCTAATTTTTTGTTACCACTTGTATCTAAAAACAGATGAAACTTAGCATCAGCAGGGTCTTCTGTTGTAACAATATCAGAAATAATACTTGCAGTAGCATCACCAGATGTTGCAGTGTAAAGAACATCAACAGATCCAGTACCAGAAATTAAGCTACCTACATACTTTCTAGCAGTATCGCCTTGAGCAGTACATTCCAAAGTATCTTTTGTAAGATCCATTGACCAAGCAGTAGTAGATGCTATAGCAGCAGGAGTGCTACCAGAAGCATGAAAGGCTACTGAACCTTCTTCACCACGAAAAAATGCCATTATTCTAAGAAAAAAGAGTATTTATAGATAGTTTAACCTGTTGTTGACTTTTTCACAGTATCTTTTTTGTTATTTTCTAAATATTGTTTACATCTGTTATCCCATAAGGCAGGATTACGTTTTCCTTTAACAGCTTCAATAGCGTCAAGCATTTCTGAGGATAATTCAGTCATTTCTTTTTTGATTTTGTTGATTTTTTAGTAGATTTTTTCTTTTTGTTCTTACGAACAGCAGAAACATAACCCATACACCTACTCATAGCAGCAGATTTAGCCATATTCAACTCCTTTTTTTAGTTTTTTTACGTCTATGTTGATAGGTTATCTTCTTTTTACCAGTTTTTTCACGTTTAAACCTTTCTTTCTCACTTTTTGTCATTTCTCCTACAGTCTTAGGTGTCTTACTTGATACACGTTTACTTGGACGACATGCAGGATAACCTCTGTTTTCACCTTTAGAACGACCACAAGGTTTACCAGTTTTAACATCAACCCAGTTTTCCTTAAACCAACGTGTTAAGCCACCTTTAGCTCTCGGATTAGGTTTACTTTTTCTTCTTGCTTGTGGCACGTTTTCTCTCCACTCTATAAGTTCCACCACGCTTTTTATATTCTCGGACTAGCCAAGCATTAGCGTAGGCAGAAGGATAAACAGCAAACTTTCGTTTAGCTTCAGCTTTTACTCTAGCGTAAAGTGTTTTATTAACAGGTACATTCACTTCTCTTCTTACCTCCCTTTTTCTTTTTTTTCTTTTTCTTCATTCCAGTGTGATAAGGCATAAACAAAAGAGTAACTTAATATATTCTAAACGCTGTCTGCCCTAATGTCTCAGGTTTCGCTAAGTTAAATTGTTGCAAACAAAGATAACCAAAAGCATCAAACGCATGATCAACTCCAAGATTCTTATTAGGCAATCCAGTATTAGGTGCATAAGTTAATGTCCTAAGTGCTTTTATCAATTCTTTACAACGAGGGTGTATAAGCGTCCTCCTATCACCATTAGCATCAAACAGGGCAGTATTGACAGCAGTGATCTTATCTCTGATCTTCCAGGGGCTTCTAGGACTCATAACAGTAAAACCAGACCTTCTAAGTATCGTATGATCCGTTACACCAACACCACTGGTCTTTCTTGCACTTCCAGTAGGGTCAGGACAAGCAATAATTCTACGATCTACTCCATATCTTCTCGTAACCTCCTCGGCAAAATCCCATGTGGTAGCACCTCCTGTCAGCATGATTTCATCAAATACATAAAGCGTATCATTATGCTTCACAGCACAGATTCCAGCCATAGGATCTACGTTAAAATCCAACCCAATTAACAAGGGAAGCATGTGTAAATCTGCTACTTCCTTGTCAATATTGTCATCTCCAAAACTAACAGCCACCAATCCAGTTAAATTCTCAAAACTAGCTTCAAATTCCTGTCTAAACGTCCTCGCATCCAACTGACTCCTAGCAGCTTCAACTTCCTCTTTTACAACATTACCCCCCTCTATAGTTGTAAAACTCCATCTTTGCCAATCCTCCCACTCTTCTTCTCCGCAATAACACCACATATCGTAAAACCAACTCGCAGTACCATCTGGTGTACTAATAAACAGTGCCCATCCTTGTTTGTCGGCTAAAGCAGGTCTTATTACTTCAGCCCAAACGTCTCTATCCATAAATGCTGCCTCATCCAGCACAACACCAGCTAAACTTCTACCTCTCAATGCCATCGCATTTTCTGTTCCCTTCAACTCAATAGTCGATCCATTAATCAATTCCAGCCTTAAATCTGTTTCATTCTTACTTTGAATCCATACCTTTGGTGTCAACCTCTTCAATTCCTTCCATGCAATGTCCTTTGCCATCCTGTAAGTAGGAGCACAATAGAAATACACCTCCCCAGGACGATTTATAGCTCCTCTCAATAGTTCTATACAAGAAAGATAACTCTTCCCAAACCTTCTACCCGCTACCAACACTCTAAATCTTTTCTTTGAATTAAAAACTTCCCCTTGTGCATACCGCAAACTTATCTCACTCTTCTTTTTTTCACTGACAGCCATAAAATTAACAAAAAATACAACTCATACCCCTCCTTTATAGCCTATTTCACTTCTTTTAAGTTATCATTCAACTAAATACTACTAAGATCAAGTCCGTGGCTTCCTCTACTTTTCCTGAAAACATATTAAATAATCCTCTCGCTAATCCTCCTAAAAAAAGAACTCGATCCACTATCTCCGATGTACTAAAACGCTCTCAACGTCTATACGCTCGTCAACTTGAAGGTAAAACTACTCGCCAATTAGTAATTGAACACGCTTCAATAGAAAATATTTCTGAAACTACCGCCTGGTTAGATTGGGACAGAGTTAAAGTTTGGAATAATGAAGATTGGGAAAAAGATAGAGAAGCTCTCCTACCTCGACTCCAAGCAATGCGTATCCGACTATTCAATAAAGCTGTTAAAAAAGGTCAACTTCAAACCGCAGCACAAATTCTCGATAGCCTAGGAAAAGTAATCGGCGAATCCATAGAAACAGTCAACATCCAAGCTCCAGAACTTTCTATAAAAGTAGAACCAAAAATTTAATCAAAATATATTTAAGTTGCCCGCCAAGGCCTACAAAAAAAATTTTTTACCTACAGTACCCCCAAGTCCATAAAAGCCCTTAGAAGTCCATAGAAGTACCATAGAGATTAAATACTGAACTAATAGAACATAGAAGTAAAAAAAAGTTTATAGAAGTTTATAAAAAATACTACTAGGTAAAAATTTGTACTCTTAATAATTTATTTGTACTTTCTGTTGCTTTTGTTTACTATTTTTTGCTATAATAAAATTAAGTTTAGTAAACCCTTAAATTTTGATCTTAGGAGTAGTTAATTTTCTCAGATTAGTAAATTATTATTTCTATCTTTTTAATTTATAGATCACTTAACTAAACATCTAACAAAATTATTTTTCATACCAGAAATGAACTCATTTAATTTATTTCCTACTAGTGATAGACAAACGCTAGACACTGAACAACTTAAAGTTAATTTTGCTTTCGGTTCTTATAGTTCTTTTTTAGACATTTCAAACGAGTCTAAAGAACTACATATCAGATTAGATAACAAACAGATTAAGAAAGATATTGTTAAAAGCTTTCAAATGTTATCAGCTACTTATTCAACAGATAAAGAATATTTAACAGAGGTATTCAAAATTATTGTTAACAAGATCGAACAATCAAAAGATGACAGCTTGAAAGATGAATTAGCCGCTTATTTGGTTAATAACTTAAATAGCGAGGTTAACAAGTAATGAAAACAAAAAAGAATATAACTATTCAAATTAAGGTTACTGTTGATCCAGTAACCCACAAACTTTTATGTGCAAGAAGTGAAGAGATTCTCGGAGAGCAAAATTTAAGTTTGCTAACCAGGATCATGTATAAGAAGGAGTTAAGCATCAAATGAAATTTATTTTATTACCTTACATAGTTCTAATAATTTTATTATGACTACTTTCATAGTTTGGGCGTGTATTAACACGCTTATTTATATTTTTTTAAAAAACATAGTTAACCATTTTAATTAAAACAATGCCAACATTAAAAGAAAAAAAAGATACTATGTATCAAAATATTTTTGAACATGGTCAAAACTTGAAAAAAGTTTTTAACTTGGATTCATCAATTGATGAAATAAAATTATGTAAGTCTTTATTTAGAATAGAAAATAAAGCTCATTCAATAGCCGAAAACTTTTGTAATGGCTTTGAATGTACCGAAGAAGAACAAGAAAAAATTATTAATGATATTTTGAATAAAGTAGACAAACTTTTAAATTTTAAAAATCAAAAGATACCAGTATTTTTTAATGGTGACTGTAGAGGTTACTCATTAAAAATTGAAGATTCTTACATGAAAGAAAATAAGATTTATCCCTTTCATAGTGACTGGGGCGGATATGGAATAATTGCACCTAGTTTTAGAGAGGTTTGATAATGTCATTATCAAAAGAAAGAAAAGCCTATTTAATTGAAATAGCTAATCAAATAACTTTTGAATTATGCAGAGATTTAAAAGTTAATAAATGGACAAGAGAAAAAAAACAAAATTTTAGAAAAATAATAGAAGAAGCAGAAAAGAGACTGTAAAAAGTCTCTTTTTTTATATATATTTAAAAAACTTGCAAATTTTAATATATATACTTATAATAACCTACATAAACATACCAGTTTAAATGAAACCAACTAAAGACTTAAAACCCATGAATGAAATGATCTTTCAATCAATTATGGGTGAATATTTAATTAATCCTACTGAATACTATGAGAATCAAGGTATTCGTAGAGCATACGCTTTGAATGATGAGCCTATGTTGAGAAAAATTCTTGAATGTGAGTATTAATCATGAAACTATCTCAACTAAAAACCATAGATATTAATGCTAAACAATGGCGTGACAAGATTTATGGTAACTCTTATTTTTCTAGTGATGTAATACTTAATTTTGGTATGAATAGCCAAGAAACAATAAAAGTACCTTTTCAATATGGTTATGGAGATCAATATATATATGCAAGTTTAGAAGAAGTAAAAAATCTTTTCCCAAAATCAAAATGGTATAAAGAAAAATACTTTCATAAATATGAGATACAAAAAGAATACAAAATAATAATTAGAAATTCTATTAAAACTAACTGTTTAAAAAGGGAACTAAACAAATGAACTGGACTTCAAAAGAAAAATCTAAGTATTGGAATAAAGCATATCAAGAATATTCTCTTGAGAGTGGTTTATCTTTAAAAGACTTAAGTAATTGGATTAAAGTTAATCCTTATGTAGCTTTGTATATAGAAAATAGAGCTATTGAATTTTTAAAGGATAATAATTAATTATGCAAGAAATAAATCATCAAAAAATAGCATTAGTTGAGACTTTTGTAAACTTTTATCTATCTAAAGATGAAGTATCAGATAAGTTCTATAAATCAGATATTGTCTGGTTTGCTACTGGTTTAACAATGAGTGAATTTGAAGCGTGTAAATCCGTAGCTGAAGATTTATTTAGAAAGGAGTTTTTTAATAATGGCAATTAATCCTAATAAAAAATACAAATTTGTTGATAAAGATTTAGTTAATGGATTTGTTGTACTTACTGGAAAAGAATTAAATGCAATTCTAGAAAAATCTTACAAAGAACATATGGAGAATAAAAATGAAAATTCAAATTAGTGAAAATTGTACTCAAACATTATTAGATAATGGATTTTGGTTACATGAAGAAAAACAAAAAGATGGAAAAATTTTTAGTTTTACTTTTGTTAAATACTGGCATTGTTGCGAAATTAAGCATGAAATGAGAGATTTTGCTTCAAATAGTCCAGTAAGTTATATCAAGTTAGGTAAAAGATTAAATGAACTCGGATTATGTATTGAAGAAGATGATAACTCTTGGAATTTAAAAGAGATATTGATAGCTATTAGCGAAAATATCCCTATGAATTGTAAGCCTTGGAGATCAGGATTAAGTAACGATAATAGAACTGTTAAAGGTATTTATGAAAATAGAAAAGGATATAAAGAATATTTATTTAAAACATTTTTGGAGAATTAATTATGCTAGATAAAGAAAAATGGGAATATTCAAGGCATGAAGCTAAAGACTTAGCTCAGGATTATCTTGACGATAAAAAAACAAGAGCCAGTTGTATCAAGTATTTTGAATCACATTTTAAAATATCAACTGCT